GGTCGCACCTGACCCTACTTCCTTGCCCATGACTTTCTTTGAGTATTTAGCCATGATTAGATCCCTGTGGCACGAACTTTACGGACGGGCGATTTCTGGTTGGCAACTTTAGCCAGACCACGGCCCAGCGTTTTCATTTCAGCGTTGGTCTTACCGCCAGCACGCATCTTCTTGGCGCCGTGCATGGCTCGCTCATGGCCCTTAACTTCGGCCTTAGCGATCTTTTTAACCTGTTTGACGTCACCGCCTTTTAAGTATTTCATGGTCACTCCTAAGAAATTGAGATTGATACGTTCCCTACATAGGTTTTAGCCACTAAATCGTTCGGCGTCAACCCTGCATCGCTTCCTCTTGCGCCACCTACTGGCGCCCATCCCCACTGAATTACCCGGCTACCGGCCTCGGGATACCCAAACCCTTGTGGGGCTGTACTGTTTGTCGTCAACTCTTGCAACCCGCTGGTACCAGATACTAGATAGCTTACGTCCGGTCTTGGCTCCCGCACAGCCTGGGGGTCATCTACCGGATACATACCTAACTGTAACTGCGGCTGATCCGGGTCCCAACACGTCGGACATACCTTAATCTTGAACGGGCGGGTCTTAACCGTCTGAATCTTGAGTTGCTTGAGCATATAGCGCTGCGCGCACCGGTCGCACTCGGCGATTGCAAACTTACCAGAGGCGAACCGATTCGGCATGATTTACCCGTAGTAGAACATGTTGCGGGGCACAATACGCAATGGAGCGGTATCCCGATCTTCCTGAGACGCCAGCATCCACTGCTCCTCATACTCAGCCTTAAGCATGGCAATCCGGTTGGGGTCCACTCCAGCCAGCTTCATACTCAAGTAATACGCCAGCCCAGCCACCATACAGGTCAGCAGGCGGAAGGGGATGTCTTCGATAACTGTTCCGTTTGTACCGGCATCTTGAATCCGGCGCAGCCGCCAGTACACCAACGTATATTGATCCCCAGGGGGGTTGGGAGTCGGCCAGATATTAACGCAGGGGAGGTTCTGAACTGTGATCTGCGAATCGTTTGCGTGGTTCGTTGCAACCGTACCGTTCTGACCACGGGCGCAGTTAATCAGCTGTTTGTTGGCCGTATCAATATTGGGGTAGCTAATGGTTTCATTATCAATTTTGATAAACCCAGCGACCGCCAGACCCTCAACCGAAGTCAAGGTAATCGTTGTATCCGTATTGGATATGGCCCCTTCCAAGTTAATTGCTGTGGGGTTCTCAAGCCCAGACTGGCGGTTAAACCAGTATTGGATGGGGCGCCCTTGGGTCAGCTTATTGGGGATCGAAGAGTACGTGGGTTCAGCGATGTTGCTGATGTTGATGTCGATCTGGTTCAAAGACCCAGGATTCTGGCGGATCACCGTGTCCAACAGCTGGATCGTATCCACAGGCACCGGGTAGATGGCCTGCCCAGTCACCAGCGGGATCTGGCCCTGCTCCATAGTCCAAAGGTTGATACCTCGGTTAGCCCACTCAATAGTCATCAGGTTGAGACTGCGCCGCGCCGTACGAAAATCGTAACCAGTACGCAGCTCCTTGCCACAACGCTCAAACGCCTCTTCAATGAGGTTATTGAGGTCTAGGTTAAAACTTGAGGTTCCGCTAGTAGCCATTATTTCACCTTCCTATGCGGAGCAACTTTTTTAGCGACTTTAGGAGGCTGGGCGACGAACTGCTTTCCGGCAGCTTTTCCGGCTCGCTTGGCACGAGTTGTAGCGGCGTACTCTTGCGGGGAGAGCGTTTTGATGGCGCGGGTTGGGAGATATCTTTCCCCCGTCGCCTCACTTCCTTGCGTAGAAGGTTTGCCACTTTTGGTCCTCCACTTTTGGGCGGTCCACGCCTTCAGACTTCGCTGCGGCTTTTTCAAGTTCGACATATCGCTCTCGTTGCCTAATCTTTCGGTAGTCTTCCGACGCCTCTAATATCCACCCAAATACATTACCGTCCTGAGCACGGTCGTATACAGGGAACCTAATCCTTGTAACCACCGCCAGCCTTTTTATACTGCTGGGCCAGCATCTGGGCTTTACGAGCGCTCCACTGCCCCGGAGCACCGCCCTTTCCGCCAGCCTTAATGCTTTCAAACAACCGCTTGCGCATGCCGGGTTTGGTGTAGTTCCCGGCCTCGTTGACCTTAGAAACACCACCCTCTTTAAATACCTTGACCTTGTTCGGATCATCCTTACGGGTGATCGTCTTGGCCTTTGGCATCTTGGAGGGACTAACAGCCCCCATACCCCGGCTTGCCATCATTTCAGCACTTCCCGCCGTAAGCCATCTTTACTTGGCGAGCCTTGGTTTTGCCTTTGGTAGCAACGCCATCAGCCGATTTGTGGCCAGCAGCTAGACCACCGCCTGCCATTTTCTTGGCCTTACCACCGGCCTTCATGCCGTACTCGGCCTTCTCGTGCTTGATCATGGACTTGGGAGCACCAGCCTTTTTCATAAAGCTGATCTCTTTCTTAGCCATTGCCTTGGAATCCTTCTTCATTTCGCCACCTTCTTTCATTTTCTTGGGTTTGGACATGCCAGCCTCACTCAGACCAATTGCAATAGCCTGCTTGGGGTTGGTTACTTTTTGGCCCGACGAAGACTTCAGCTTCCCAGACCGAAACTCACGCATGACGGTTGCAACTTTGTCTTGCTTCTTCATACGATCTTCCCACGGGTCTTGCCTTTGACTGCACAACCATCGGCACGCTTGGAGGCCGAGCCTACAGACCCACCATTTTTAAACATCCCAGATGGACGAGGCATAGGACCAGCAGGGCGAATACCACCAGCCATACCGCCAATACCACGCGGAAACGCATTCCCAAGACCACGAGCACCAGGAGTCATTGAGGCGGGCATAGTAGCCGGAGCAGACGGGCCCATAGCCTTAGCCATCATATTGTTCAGTCGTTGCTTTTGACGCATGATTTAAACCATCCTTCCACGAGTTTTGCCACGTACGGCACACCCATCAGCTCGCTTAGAAGCGGAACCGACCACGCCGCCTTTAGCCTTTTTAACGGCCATCTCTTCCTTGGACTTGTCGGCGTACTCTTTTTCTTGCGTAAAACCAGCCTTATCAGCCAGCTGACTAGCACCAAGAGTTACCGCACGGACAGCCTTTTTAATCATCGGCATGTCGTCGTCTACTTTGGTCTCACGAATCATCTTCGTGCGTGTGGATTCTTCAGCCATTACTTACCCCTTTTGCTCAGTAAGCTTGTCAATTTTTGCTTCAAGGCGACGAAACCCGTCGTCAAAATGGTCACGAATTGCTTGAAGGTCTGCTTTAACTTCTGCACGAGTGATGTGATCACGGGCCACCTCTTCCCTAGTGCGGTTTAACAAAATGCCAAGACGCTGAATCTCGGCAAACTTTTCTTTAACAACCCAGCCCATGACTGCCACTATTACACTTAGCGCCATGTTCCACAGCATCATCTCCATCAGACAATCTTCCCTCTAGTCTTTCCTCGTACCTCACATCCACCACCGCGTACGGAACCACCTTCTTTACAGTTCCATGCCCGCAGGCTTTTGTTGATACGAGAGTTAGGATCGTTGGCGGTTTTGGCTGAGGTCAGCTTTTTCTTCATACCCTTCATCCGGGCACAAAACGAATCCCGGCGTGACCCGCCTTCTGGCTGTGGGCGCTTTAACCCAGGCTTACCAGGATTGGCGGCGTTGTAAGAAGCACGCCCCTTAGCGTTCAAACCACCTTCGGGGTTTTTGCCTTCTTTACGTTGCCACGCGGGAGACTTAGCCATAGAACACCGTCGCAGTCACAGAAGAGCCACACCCCACAAAAATACCGTTAGGGCAATAAATACCTTCGCCTGGGATCAACACAGGCAGGCCAACCGTACTAAAAGTTGCAAGCTCTAGCGCAATACTGCTGTACATAGTTACGTTACCGCTTGTGGTGGTAGTTGCAACATCCGCACAAGTAAACGTATTTGCGCCTGTCTTTGTAATCGTATAGCCGCCGTCACGAGCTGTACCAGTCGTAAAGTCCAAAAACACACGATCTCCAGTCTCAAGACCGTGATCTGTAATTGTTACGGTAATAGTAGCGCTTGGGCTTGTACGGCTATATGTGCCAGACTTATTAAGACTTGGATCGCATATACAAACGCTTCTTACAGACGATGTTGCGCTTGTAACCGTAATGGACTTTAATCTTACGGGAATCTGTGTAACAAGCAGCCCGGTGTTCTTTGCGATCGCAGATTTAACGTCATATTGCATGCCCATGACTTATCTCCTACCCGTAGAAAATAGTCATTGTTACGCTGGTAGAGGGTAGCAAACAAAACAAACCCCCCTCTGCAAGGATTCCTTCACCCGGAATCAACGTATAAAACGACGTTCCTGTTGAACAATCTAACTCAACAAGAATATTAGGGTACAAAGTTACATTGCCGCTGGTGGTTAAAGTTGCCGTTGTTACCGTAAACGTGTTTTGGGTTACGTTTGCTACTGTGTAGGCATTATCTACTGCCGTGCCGCTAGTAAAGTTAAGGCCGATTAAATCACCGTTTGACAAGCCGTGATTAGCGATCGTAACTGTGCAAGTTGTAGATCCCGGTATGTCGTAGGTTCCAGTCAGGGCACCAGCAGTATCAACCACGCACGAGTTAAAAGTCACAGACGTACTTGGAGATAAAACTACACCTTTTAGCCGTGCACGGGCACCGTATGCGAGCGATGAACTCGTTGCATAATACGACTTTACGTCATACTGCATTGCCATTTTGGTTCTCCGTTTCCTCTGCGTTTAACCTATTAATTAGCATTTGGTAGGCTGTAATCGTGGCTTGAGCTTGAATCTGAAAGACTTGCGCCTTGTTCAATTCTTGCTCAAGCTCCTTGATCTCAGCTTCCAAAAATTCCTTGGTTATCTGCATTAGGCGTAGGTGGCGTAAGCGGGAACGTAGTATGCCGTTCCACCGATCATCACTTTAATAGCCTTAGAAACCGTAGTCACCGAAGTTGCCGTCGGAGCAATGGTTGCAGCAGGGCCAGTAGCGATGTTGATCAGGTTCTGGATTTCGCCAGTTTGTGATCCGCTATCCGTAACACGAATGAACGAAGAAGTTGCGCCCAGGGTTACGTTGGTGCTGTAGTCGGTATCCAGCTGAAGAACAGCCAGCGTGCCACCAGGAGTCGTTGCAGTTCCGCCCAGCGTTGCGCGGATTGCGTTAGCAGCGCCAGAAATCGTGCCAGTCGTGTTGATCGACGTGGAGATGTGGGCACCGTTGATCGTGCCGCCGGTAGCTGCGCCTGCGCCGGTCACAACCGAGAAAGCGCGGAGGGTTTCACCCGAACCAGTCGATGTGAAAGCTAAGCGGTTGTAAGAAAGACGGGTATCTCCAGTAGTGGCGGACGTTGTGCCGTAGAAACTAGAAATGTTTTGTGCGGAAGTTACTGAAATGGGATCGGTAGAAGTACCGCCGATGAAGCCGTTGTCAGATGCGACTGGGCCGGAGAAGGTAGTGCGAGCCATGTTTGCCTCTCATGCGAGTTAAGTGCGTTTGTCTGCATGACGTCTAGCCGGGACTAGTCAAACGCACCGGGGACCCCGGAATGACACCTTTTTACGCCTCTTTTTAAAGAGTGTCAAGCAATTCTTAACCAATAAAAAGGGGGGCCGAAGCCCCCCGTACATCAGCCCTGCGAACCGTACATTCCGAGCGGATCAGACCACCCGAAAGAATAACGCTCACGTGACTTGTAACGCACGTTGCCGGTATCAAAATCTCCGTCCATGCTGTTCTGCAACGGAACACGGATGAAGTGCTTCATACCATTGGGTACGTCAGTCGTCAGGAACCAAGCGTTTGTATCGGTCAAGAAGTGGTTAACGGTGTATCCATCGGGGATCGAACCGTTGTTCTTGATCGCGTTGATGTCGTTGTCAGCGGTACCGACGCGGAGTTCGGTTTCCAACAGACGGGTCGCCACGAACTGCAATGCGGGCGGGATCACCAACTTCTTGGGCTTAGCTGCGATCAGCAGGCCACGCTCGTCCGTCCAAGCAGCGATCTGGATCACTGCGTTCTCAAGAGAGGTCTCGTTGAGGTCGGTCGGGGTCGTCGGGATGTTGCTGTTTGTGCCACCCGAAATCAGGGGGTGGTCGTTCGCAAACAGAGCTTTTCCGTCGCCACCAGCATAAGACGAGGAGAAACCGTTGTTCAGAACGGCAGCAGCTTTAACCTGCTTGGTATATGCCATAGCACGAGCCAGGGCCTTGGTGTAGCGAGCGGACAACGAGTCATACAGGTTGTCTTCGATTGCCTCTTCCGTCAGGGAGAAGCCCAGGGCGATGGTTTCGTGGTTATAGCGTGCGGTCCATGCTTCTTGCGCGTTATCGTACGCAATTGCCTGTCCCTCATTTTTCACCGGAGCTGCGGAGAAGCCCGACAGCTTGGTTTCCTCTTCGAAGGAACGCTCAGAGGTCTCAGTTTCGTAGATCTCTTTGTGCTCTTCGCCATAGCGTGCATACTCCAGACCAAACAAAGCGTTCAGGCCGGGGAGCAGCTCTTTCAATAGTTGTGCGCGTGAAATAGCCATTTAAATATCTCCTTAAGCCGTGTACGTAGTGCCGGTCAGAGCCGTGTACTGCGGGTTGTTGATCTTAACGATCACTTCCGGATACACAACGGTGCCGCTAACGACATACGAAGTATCAGGAACAACCGCAATTACGCGGAACGGCAGGGTTGTTGTATCACCAGCTCCGTTTGCGGGCAGAAGAACTGACGAACCAGAGTTACCTGTGGTTGCAGAACCTGTACCAGCAACAGTAGCCACGTTACATCCAACGATTGTGGCATTAGCGGGGGTAATGGTTGTGGCATCGCCAGAAGTAGTAATAGCCACTTTATAAGCTGCAAGCGGATCTACTACAACGTAAGCGATGGGGTTAGTAACGCCAGAAGCGGGGCAATACTGAGCCTGGACGGTCTGTCCTTGGGCATTAACGTATTGGCAACCAACAAAGACGCCACAAATAGTACCGGATGATGTTGCACCGGATGCGGAGATTGTGCCACCTGCGACTACTTTAACCGTATCGCCGTTGTATAGGGCCTGTCCGGAAGTAACCGGAATCTGCTGGATTGCGCCAGCATAAGGCATGCCGTCTACACGGTTGATCGGCTCGAAGCCGTAAGGGGCGCTAACGGTAGGATAAGCCATGTTAGTCCTCTAATTAAAAAGTTAGTTTCCTTTACCAAAGCTCGTCGAGGATTTCCGCTCTTTAAAGAGAGGCATCCGGGGGTCACTTTGGCGCATAAGATTGTTGTCCACAGCTTCCGTCTGAGCCTGAGACTGCGACCGGTAGTACTCCGAACGCTGGTCAACAAACTCTTCAGGGGCTTTGCAGAGCAACAACCCACCGATCTCAATGTTGTCCTTAAAACGACTATTGGGATCAATTAGCAGTTTGAATTTGGGTTGCTCTTCAACGCGGACCGGTTCCCAACCCTCACGGATCTTTGTCGAGAGGTTACGGGGGTCTGCTTGATTGAGCATGGAAACGCGAATCCAGCGATAGGCATACCCAGCCTCTTTGTCAGGCTCAGGGAGCAACTCCGGCGGCATCCACTGCTTAGGACGCTCGCTCATTGCTCGGGTTGTCAATTCACGTTGTAATTTGTTTTCAGCCATTTTGGGCCTCCAATTTTCTAAGTTCAAGGGCGTACTGTTCCGGTGTTAATCCCAACTTCTTTGCAAGCTGCACTTGGCTCGATTTCAGCTTTATCTTGTTTGAAGCCGTACTACGAACCGCTGGGGCTACCACTGTGCTCGGTTTTGTGCGAGCGGGTTCAGCTTTCGCCTTTTGAACCTCGACCTCCTCGGTATCGTCAAAATACTCCGGAAATCGTTTGCGAATTGTCTTGTCCAATATCGCGTAGTACTCATCAGAACCAATCTGCACCTCGCCCGACCTTTTAAGCTTTTCGTGTAAGCCTAAAGCAGACGCTGTCATTTCTTCGTCCTGCCCGTACCAAGGGTTGCGCTCTTGCCACGCACTTAACTTGGGATTGCTCGGACGAGCGACAGGTTGTTCCTGATCTTGCTGAGTTTGTACAGCAAATTTTTCCTCTTGTAAAGAGGGTACCTTAAAGTTTTGTGCCTGCATCAATTTGAGGTTTGCCTGTTGTAAAGCTTGTTGGGCTTCAACAACTCGCTCGGCATCCCCCGCATCGTAGGCTTCTTTATAGGCCCGCTTTGCCATTTCAAGCTCAAGGTTTGCAGCTGTTTGAAGGGTAGCGGCATACTCCTTGCCCCCTGTATCCAGCATTTCCTTGATCTTTTTGTTCTCTTCCATCAGCCGCTGTGCAAGATTTACTGCCTCTTGCTGCTCACGGAAAGCGGCTTCCTTAGCCCGGCGCTCGTCGTGCCAGACCTTGCGCATCTGTTTTAGACGGACTTTTACTTCCTCGTCGTATTTATCGAGTTCGTCTTTGTCAAGTTCTTCCACCAGGGGCTTGGGCAGCGGCTCACGGCCTCGGTCCTGTGGTGGGGTATCGTCCTCAACCTCGACTTCAAAGGTATCTTCTTGCTGCGCTGCAGCAACACCTTCTTTGTCTTCTGGCTGAGCGTTGGATTCCTGACTAGCTTCGTCGGGAAATTTAAACTGCTCTTTTTCAAATTCAGGCATCTTGTCCTCCTGTTATTTGCGCTTGATACCGCGAGGGTCGTCCACCACACCCTCAACAGAGTCGTCGTTAATGATTCGGAACTCACGGCCATGAATGACCAGTCGAGTACCGGCGTTGGGGCGGACTAATACAAAGTCACCCTTTTGGCACCAAGGGCCGGTGGGGAATCGGGCAGGATCCTTATAGCAATCCGGGCCTAAGTCCACCACAAACAGCACAGTGGTCAACAACTCTTCGTAATGAACAGTCGTGTCGGCCTTAACCAACCCGCTGTCGTACTCTTTTTCTACTTCCGGTATCGCACACAGGATTCGATATCCTGACGGCTTTGGTAACTGCTTTGCTTTTTCGGCGTCTGTAGCCTCGAAATTTACTGCTCCTACTATTTGAGGCTTATCGGGGTTTGTGCCGATAAGAATTTCACTCATCAGATTGCTCCAATCGTTGCTTAAGGTCTAAGGCGTACCCTCTGGCAGTGAGCAGACCCTTTATCTCACCACAGATTCTTTTGTATTCTTCGTAGCTCTCCGCCTTCCCTTCTGACAGGAAGTCTTTAAGCTGGGTAACTTTGTCGTCGGCTTGTTCGACGATTACATCAAGTGCGTCCATTACTCACCTTTTGTCGGTTTGGGTTGGCGCTGCCGCATTTCTTTCTGGTGTGCTTGACTGGATAACTGTTTCATAAGATCAGCACCGAGCTTAACTGTTTCTTTCTCACGTGCATCTCGCATCTCGGCAGCGGCTTTAATCTTATCGACGTCCATCCGCTCGCGCTCGATCTGCGTTTGTGCCGCAATCCGAGCCGCCTCGATCTGTTGTTGCTGGGCCTTAAGCATCGCGTCAGCCTGATCTTTTGCCTGCTTGCGTTGCTGCTCGGCTTGTTTAATAGCCAACTCTTGCATCTGCATCTGGACCAGCGGGTCCTGCATTTGCTGCTGAGCTTGTTGCTGTGCGGCTTCTGCTTGATTCTGTTGCAGCATTTGCTGTGAAGCTTGCGCCAGTAGCGGAGCCAGACGTGCTTCGACTTCGGGGTCCATCGGCACATCTTCACCAGCCTCATCAGTCTGGGGCGGAAGATTAAAGCCAAGCTGAAGCTCGATCTGTTTGCGATACTCCATACCCAAGTGGTCGTTGATGTGGTTCATCATTGCGGCCTGCATCTGCTGAGCCATCGGGTTGTTTTGTAAAAGCTCGATAATCTTCGGATCTTGCATAGCCGACATGTGAACCGTGATGTGGGCCTTGTGATCCTGATACGCAAACGCTTTGACCGGCTTGCCCATGAGGATGTTCTGGTTCTCTGTGACAGGGTCGGTGGGCCTCTGGTCTTCTTCCATCGGCACGAGCTTGTTGGCGTTCTTAATCCCTAACACATCCAACATCTGACGGTGCAAGAGCGGGAGGTTATACAGCTGGGGTGCGCCCGAAGCTAACTGAAGCACAGCTTGGTACTGCACGATCTTCTGCGCCATTGTGCTGGCGTTGGGATCTGACACCGGAATAACATCAACATCATCGTAGTCAGAACGCTTCGCCTTGCGGTTGCCTTCTTCCGGCTCGTAACTGTATTCATCCGGCGTATAAGCAGCGATGATTTCTTTCAGTAACCCCAACTCCTGCTTCATGGAGTAGTGGATGCGGGCCTGAACTGCTGACATTGTCTTTAGGGTTCTCTCCAAAATAGCGAGAGTTGTACCCACCGGGGCCTGAGCCGACATGTCCGAGATCTGCAGATCCGCTGTGTTAGCGAACCGGCGTCCCTCTTCAATGATGGTGTTAAATAGACTGTAGAGCGTCTGGCTTGGCTCTTTGTAGGGCAGCGGCAACAGGTTGTCTTTGATTGTGCCGCTCGGAACATCAACGTCACGAAACTCACCAGGAGCTATCGGCGTGTCGTCGCCTTTGACCCGAAGACCCCGCGCTTTGAAACCACCTGGGAGATTCGCCAGCGTACCAGCATCCACAAGCTGTCTAATAAGAGAAGTACCAGACTTGGCAAAAGCACCAACGAGATGAATAAGACCGAAATAATAAAAACCAAAGCCCGGAACGTATCCGTAATGTACGAAATGCTGTCTCTTTTGGTAAGTGTCATCCTCTGGGTCCCAATTACGACGTATCGCGAGTACTTCACCTGATCCTTTTTCAATCGTAACCACGTAAGGAAGCGCAATACCTGTGCTCTCACCTTTTTCATCCTTATGTTCAAAGCCAGCAAGGTCCAACTCAACGTGCATCTCTAGGATTTTGTAGCGACTGTCGGTCGTAGCTCTGAAGCCCAGCTTCTCGGCAATCTTCTTCTCTACCTCATCCAGAATGTTGTTGGGCGTGCCAAGGTCGATGTCTCGGTAAAAGCCAGCTACCTGCAGCCGCTTTAACTCGTTCTCGGTCTTACGCATCACGTGGGTTACACGCTCTGCAGACTCCAGATCACTTGCGCCGTAAGGCACAACGATATCTTCTGCTGGTACAAACACAGAGACCTGACGCTCCAAGTTGGGGTCGTAGTACACCTTCTTGAACGCATTACCTGCCAGGCCCAAGCCCCACAGCATCCGCTCGTGCTCAGGGCGATACTCCTTCATCACGTCCATCAACTGGTAGTTCATGTCAGCCTGCACGCGCTCGGCAGACTCTTTCTTCTGAGGCGTCTCTTTGCCAATAATCAAAGTCTTCACCGGGCCACTTGCCGGGAATGTGGACATCATTGTTTCTGCCTGAAACTTCACCAGCGCCTCACTCAACAGCGGGTGGTACACACCGCAAGCGCCTTCCCAAGGCTCAGCACGCTCCTCGATCTTCATGCCAAGAAGCTCAAGCCCATCTACATATGTCTGTATCCAGTCTTTGCGAGAGGAGATGTCGTCGTCGTAGTCACCAATTAGCTCGCTGGCAAGGGCCTGAAGCTCGGTCTCGTCCATCTCTTCGGCCAAGTTCTTATTGAACTCGTCGTTTTCTTCCGCTTCGCCCGGCTCAAGCTCGATCTCCATACCGTCGATGCCAATCTTTACCGACTCCGGGTCCTCGATCTCGATCTCGATGTCCGGCTGAATAGCCTGTGCGACCATCAGATCTTCTTCAGTCAGTCCTTGCGGGGCCTGGTTTAGTGCCTTATCAATTGCCATGATTCATCCTTAATAATAGGGTTCCCGCCGACGGAAGTAGCGAGGCTCATCCTCCTCGTCTAGCAAGGTACGAATATATCCGCCCTTACGGAACCGCATCAACGCAAGGGACACTGAGTCAACGTAGTCATCATGCTCGCCCGCTGGGAAAGATGCAACCTCGTCAATTACTTCCTCCGCCCAGCTTGTGTTCGGCGCCCAAACCCGCCCGGAGGCGAAGAGGTCAGACACAGAGTTAAGGCGGGAAATCTTGTCATTACCCCGAACCGGGGTGTATTCTTGGACCGGGATGCCCATAGCTCTAAGTTCATAGATCAGGGGAGAACCAGAGGCCTTCTTTTCGATAATGATTGCGTCCGGCTCCCACTCACGCCACTCCTCCACGGCCCGGCGCTTCAAAGTTGGAAACTCCATCCGGTCCCGAAAGGCGTTAATCAGAATAATGTTGGCCTGCTCCACCCCGTTATCGTCCGGTTGGTAGAACACTCCCCACAAAGTGCAGGCGGAATAGTCCGAGCGGTTGGTTTTCTCAAAGGCCGTGTCCCAAGACATAAGGGTGAACTCGCACGGGGGTGGGCTTTCCTGTTCCCAAATCTGCCACCACTCCCGTTTGACAATAGCCGAGGTCTCAGAGGTGGGGTTTTGCTGGTACTGGGCCATCCATTTGCTGTTTGGCAGCTCGTCTTTGAGTGCCATTAGCTCTTTTAGGCTCCAAAACTCAGGCCAAAGCGGTTTCGGAGGGCTTTGATCCTCAAAAAGCGCAGGAAACTCGATCACTTCCCACTCATCCCCGCCCCGCTGGGCGCTGGCCTTTAATACCTGCCCCGTTAAGTCCTTCTTGGACCACCGCGTCATCACCACGACGATGGCTCCGCCCGGTTGCAAACGCTGCCGAGGGCCAGATGTGTACCACTCGTAGGTCTTGTCGTAGATTTCGGGGTTCACTTCGGCAAGTGCGGCCTCTTGTTCTGAGTGCGGGTCGTCGATGATGAGCAAATCAGCACCCTTACCAGTAACGGCACCGCCAACACCGATAGCAAAGTACTCGCCAGCATAATTTGTAGCCCAACGACCAGCGGCTTTTGAGTCTGCTTGTAGAGCAACATCGGGAAATAGGTCCTTATAACGGTCTGAGTCCACCAAATTTCGGACTTTTCGGCCAAAACCCACCGCCAATTCGGCTGTGTGAGACGTTTGGATGACTTTGCGCTGGGGAAACTTGCCCAAAAACCAGCTTGGAAGCAGGTAGGAGGCGAACTCTGACTTGGTATGCCGGGGTGGCATGTTGATAATCAGCCGTTTTGTCTTGCCTTCGGCCACCCTCTCGAACGCCCGAGCCATCTTTTCGTGGTGTCTGCCGTGGATGAAGTTCGGCCAGACGTATTTCACATACGCCATGAAGTCGTTTTGGGCCAATTCCTTGGTTTTTGTCTTGCGGGCCTCGGCAATTAAGGCTCCAATCTTTTGCTGGACCGGCTCCGGTAGGTTCGGAAGCGCTTGCTGCGCCCGATTTAGCAGCTCAGGATTCACCCGTCTGCCCTTCGTCGTCCAAATCTATCGGCTCTAGCCCTTTGATTTCTTTAGCCTCAATCGTCTGGATCGGCCCCATGTACAGCTCCAGGGTCTTAGCCAGCTCGGTCTCAATATCTTGCACGGTGCGGTGGGTGACGTTGACGTCGATGCGCTCGGAGAATAAGCCAACCCCGCTGGTCTTACCCAATAACTCAAGAGCCTTAATCCGCTGCCGGGGGTCCGGGTCGCTAGACTCCATGATGAGTTTATTAGTGACGTAATTTCGCAACCGGCGGTGGACATCCAGCACCTCTTGGTCCCACTCACTTAGGATCGCCTCAAGGTTGACAATCGTGCCTGGGGTCAGGGTCTTGGCTGGAGGAATCTTTTTGGTGGCGAGTATTTCGTGGGACTTCGCCTTGTCCTCGTCCGTCACAGTTACCTGTGCGCCTTGCCTAATCAGCTCTTGGACCGTCTCGCACAGGGCGCGCGCTTTTTCCCTAAAATCCTCAATTTCCTCCGGGGTTGTATCGAAGGGAAGTGGGATGCCCACTTCTGGGGTTGCGACGATAGGCATGTTTCTCCGTAGCGGTTTGTGGCTCAGATGGGCCGGAAGTTAACCGCCTTCTGTACATTTGTCAATAGGTGTGGTGGCGATTGTAATTAAGTAATGGTAGGTTTAGGCATGGTCAAATTCAGACGTACTTCCCTGAATACTAAAAACCTGAAGCTGATTAAAACGCTTCAAAAGACCTGCCTACCCTACGATTCCCCCTACCTAAACAGAAAGGCTTGGTACTGGATTGGGTACTGGCGCAGCACCCCGGTGGCTTTCTGTGTCCTGGCCCCATCCATCCGCTGGGCCGACTGTGTGTACCTAGCCCGAGCCGGGGTCGTGCCTGAGTTCCAAGGCCGGGGGTTGCAGAAAAGAATGATTACAATTCGCGAGAAGTGGGCCAGAAAGCATGGGTATAAGTGGGCAATCACTGACACTTCGGAGAACCCGCCTAGCGCCAACTCGCTAATTTCACGAGGGTATCGTCTGTACGAGCCAACCGTACCGTGGGGGTTGAGCCGGGCTATTTATTGGAGAAAGAAGTTGTAATGCCGTACAACACCAAAGAAAAACAAAAAGCATCTTCAGATAGTTGGTATCAGCGCAACAAAGAAAAAGTCAAAGCGAACACAGCCAAAACTAAACGAGAGTACCGCCGTAAATGGCTTGAGTACAAGAGCACCCTTGCCTGCACCAAGTGCGGAATCAGTCACCCCGCCATCATAGATTTTCACCACGTAATTAGGGACAAAGAAAAGCAATCCGTGAACCGGCTAATTGGTAACGGGGCCTACGTCGCCGCCTTTGAAGAAATCAAGAAGTGCATCCCGTTATGCGCCAACTGCCACCGAATCCTGCACTGGGATGAAGACCGGGCCAAGCTAGAAGCCAAGCGCGTCAGAAAAGCTAAGAAGGCCAAAAAGGCCAAGATGTGAGTGGTGCGGGGAGACTTGGATAACCTCGTATCGTCAAGAGGCGCCCCCCGCGAAAAAATTATATCCCCGGTGTGAGCATAGGACCCAAAAAGGTAAGGGGGGTGTTTCCCTAGGATTTGGCTAAGTTAGTGAGTACTAATTTAGTAGGGGGAGGGGGGTCGCTGAAAGTGTTGCATCCAATGTGCAAATTATTAAGGCATAGCAGGCATGGGTCCCATCAGCCCAGTTAGGGGGGTCGGGGGTCGGATTAACACCTGTTAATAAATTGCGAGCCATACCCCGTCAAAATCCTTTGACAAATTAGAATTGTTTGATACATTCTAACCATGTCGAGCGATTCCCGTTCGGCATATCAACCTTAAATTTATTATCAGGAGTTTATAAAATGACCGAGATCAAATACACCGATATGATCAAAGCCGTGGGCAATGCCGTTTCAATGGATCAAAAATCCTCGGATCAATGGAAAAGCGCCGCCCCGTTAGTCGCGGGATTCTATGGTTCGGAAACGGCTTTAGACGATGCAAAGGCCCAATTTGTGGCCGATGCAATTGCACCATTCTGTAACCCGAAACATGCCAAGGCTCTCAAGGTGGAATTGCCCCGCATGAACAGCAAGGAATACAAAGACAAGGTTGCGGAAAATGCGGGCTACGCGAAAATGTGGGCAGACGCCAATCAGGGCAAAAAAGATGCTCGCGCCACCTTTGCCACCATGTATTCCCGCGTCGTTTCGTATGCTTTCCCCAAGGCCAAGGGTGAGGGTGAAGCAAGCCCACCCGCAACCCTGAAAACCAAGTTTTCCAAAACACTCTCTGACCTGATTGGAAAATGCGAAAAGGCGGAAAACCCTGACTTCGACGTGATCGCAACCCTAGGCCACCTGAAAGCCGCGCTCGCGATTGTCACGAAGTAAGCCCTCGCGGGTTACGCCCCGACCAAGCAATTGGTCGGGGTTTTTTGTTGCCCTTAATTTGTTGGTCTGTGATCCTTTTGATGATAGTTCCCGAAGAAGATGATGATGCAGGACTTATTAACACGTGTTAATGCGGCAACCTTTGCCGTTTGGTACGTCGCAACCTTTGTTCCGTTTGTTCCAGCAATGTTCCACTTCACGGAACAGAGGCAAGTCCTTGATTTTGTTATGTTATTTGGTCTTTTTTATAGTAATGTTCCATGTTCCATATAAATATATAAGGACGACGGGCAAAGTGAGCACTTTACAATGTAAACCAGTTGGGGTTTGTAAACCCGACGAGCCTCTCGCAAGGCGTGTTATACGCCGGAACACGGAACAGAGACGACAACAATCGCGCCATCATCTTGATTTAAAAGGGAAAAAAGCCGTTTCAAAACTCGGAACAGACCACGGAACAACGGAACAGCCGGAGGAACAATGACCACTCGATACGTCCACTGCACTCGATGTGGTGCAGAAATTGAGCCACCATCGCGCGGACTCATAACAAGTTTATGTAAGCCGTGCGGCGAGAAGGCGGCCAAAGCGCAAAAGCACACAGTCGTGCCCATGCACAAGAGCAATTACGTAGTCGTAACAGACAAGAATTTGTTAACAGGTGTTAATCAGAAAGGCGGGTTAGTTAAATGAAACCAAAACCAACGGCAGAAGATTGGGTGATCGCCCGACTGCTGAAAGTCATATTCGACCAGAGCGAGGGCTTCAAGGCTTACCGGAACCCCGATGTTGTGCGGTCGGTGCTTTACCTGACTAAACGGTTGGGCGAGGATCAAGCGGTGGGTTTGTTCGACACACTACGAAAGGAAAGCAAATGAAAAAGATGTCCATAGAAGATAAGCGGCAGTTGATCGAGGCGGTTCTGTTCTGGACTGGGCTCACTTGGTTTGTCTTCACCGCGTGGGTG